TCATTTAGGTTGAATCGCAAGCGTTTCCTTTAATTGAACTTGCGCATTTTTAAGATTGATAATGACAACTGGTAGTGAAGTTATATCAAGGTATTGCGTAGAACGATTAGTATAACTTTTAGTCTGGATCATGAAAGCCCATTTTCTCTTGGAGCTCCAGAACACATTCATTCTAATTCCATCTCTGGAACTATATTCACATTCTGTATAAGTCTCTGGAATTTTTCTAATTATATTATCATTCATGTATTCCAATGACTTAATACAAGCATCAAGTTCATCGTAATCTAATGTACCGATGAAAGTCTCTGAGTTCTTTAATGCTGATGAATAATAGGAAGTTGAAATTCTCAATGCTCCTACTTTTTCTTTTGTTTTTTCGTCAGTGATAATTATATTCTGAAACCCTACACCGTTAACCTTCCCCCCTTCTATATCATAGAATTCTTTCTTTAGCAAAGAGCCGTCTTTTGAGAGAAAGGCAATCGTTTTACTTTTTGATGCTGGTTCCTGTTCCTGAGCAGATACACCAAGGCTAAATGTTATAGCCAATAATAATAGTAGTTTTTTCATTGTGATAATGTATTTAGTTTATAAATTCTTTGTATGTCATATTACAGGTAAAACCTGTTTTTGTATGTCATTTTACGTACAAAAGTTTTGTATGTCATTTTACGGGTAAAACCCTATTTTTTGTATGTCATTTTACGGTCCTATATATAGAGTAATAGAGAGATATACATATACACGCGTGCGTGCGCGTGAGGGATTATAAAGTTTCAATTCATTTTATGATTAAATAAAAATTCTAAGATAGAATTTCCTATTTCAGAATTGAGCCTTTTAGCTATCTCAACATATCTGTCATAAGTATATCTGTCGGTAAATGAAATATCATGTTCATTATCTAGCTTCTTTATAACATAAAGCATCTTGTTTTCTACAATGGCAATTTCTTCATCACTTGACAGTCCACCTTTATTTAGTTCATCTAAAGATAGAAGTAAATTATGAAATGATTGTTGATATTGTCCTGAAAGTATATTAGATTCAGAGGAACTGAAATATATCTGTCCCTTAGCATCGCTTATGTTATTAACAATCTCATTTTTCATATTGTGGCTCACATCATGTATCTCTTTGGATATTTGCCCTTTTATACCTAAAATATTATAGCCAAACATTATAGCTAAAATGGCAACTAAAAACGATAAAGCTCCTACGGAAGCACCGAATAAATCTATCGTGATAGGAGATGTCCTGTATAATGCAATAATAGATAAAGTCAATGCCAATAGAGAAAAAGTTATTGGTATATATTTTATTAAGCTATTATTCTTTTTTAAACCAACTATGGAACTTTCATTATTGGTGTTGACATTTGATAAATTACTATTCTCAATATTACCTATCTTTTGTGATTTCATATTTAGATTCAATTATGGATATTAACCTATCTATTTGTTCTTGAAATTTTTCAGTAGTTTTTTGATTGGTTTCGACGATCTTTAATAGTGTATGGTATGCTTCCGGAGAAGCTATATGTATTTCTCTCCCACTAACATTAACTCCAGAGACGTTACTGTTTGAAATATCCCCTACTGATTGAGATGGATATAGCATTTCTCCTTCTTCGTTTAACAACCAGTCCATATTGAAGATATTACCGAATGTAAAATTGAACTTATTGAGAAATTTATCCGTAAGATAGTTTTCATTTCCACTAAAGGCACGTGAGACACTCTCTTTTTTCATACCCATTGAATCAGCAATATCTTGTTGAGTATGAACTTTGCCAATATTTCTTAAATATTCATAGGCAGCTTTTATTCTTTCATGTTTTTCCATCTTCAAATATCAACTTAAATATTAATATATGTTATAATATCAACATAGAATTGATATAAGCTTTGATTATATCAACAAATGTTGTTTCTTTGACGTATCAATCAAACAAAGGAACAAATAATCAATCAATTACACAATACCTCAAACGAGGTATCGGAATAAAAAAAGGAGGAAATATGAAAATGGTATTGAGAGTTTCATTGAGAGAGGCAGGAAGAGCTTCGGAAGCGATAAATGATAATTGGCATTTGAAAAAAGGGTTCAATCAGGTTGAAACCAATGTTTGGGAGGCTGATAGTGAGTTCTGGGGAGACCTGGAGGATGAGGATAATGTTGATGAGTTGAAGTTCTTGGTTGAAAACCAGTTTGGCTTTTTGGGAATATCGGAAGATGAATATGAATTTAATGAAGAGGAGGAATAAGTAATGACACAGAAAGAATTTGAAGAGAGAACAGGAAGGTCGGTAACGGCAGAAGTGTATGCAAACATCGAAAAGGTGTATATGAATACCAATCTCGACAAGGATGCATTTTGCAATGCATACAAGAAAGCTCCGCAAGTACTTTCTGACCTTGAAAGACAAACGGTGTTGGTGAGAGAATTATTTGAGGAGCGCAGAATGATGGCGAATTTCCTGATCGAACAGGCTGAGAAGTGGAGTGCATCAGATTTGAGAGATAAGGCAATTAGCATGATTGGTGAGAAAGAGTATCTCCGCAGGAAGATTGAGAGAGGTTTTAACCTTTGGGAAGTGGATAAAGAGATGCTTATGGAGTTGTTGAAAGTTTGATTCAGGATGACAGGCTGGAGCGGTCATAGAGCCTACCCTTTGATGGGACTCCAGCCACGCATGCAGGCTTAGTTTTTCGTTGCAGTCCTTTTGAGAATGTGCCATCCTTCGGGAGAATCTGAAAAGAGACGCAGGTTGAATATCCTTAATATTTCGCACGGCAGCGTTAAGCCGGTCCCCATCTGGTCTTTGAGCCTACCCTTTGATGTGGAGATGTGGGAACCATTGGAGTGATTGCCCTAAGTGATCTATTCGGAATAATCCGCGACCAGTCGTTAAAAGCGGCATCATAAGAAGGTCGAGCACACAACGTTCGAAGCAAGCAGCCGAAAGGTCGAGGCAAGCAGACGGGTTAAGTAAATCAGCCGAACATGCCCCGAACGGTTATGCAGTGAAGTATAGTAGCTGATAACTCCGGTGGGAAGAGCAGAGAGAGCTTATCGGGGCACAATTATTAACCAATAAATAACTGAGTGTATGAAAGTACAGATAGAATTTCAAGAATCTAACAACAGACTTATTGGGGATGCAACATTCTCATTAAGCATTACAGATGTCCCCGTTTTGAATATGAATGTTTTAAATGGATTGTATGAAATGGTCGAACGGGCATATCTTGATTATCACAAAATGAGGAATAAACGAGATATGCCTGCTGAAGGAATAGAATTTATTCGTAATAATCCTCAAGGTATTGGATGAAGAAATTCATGTAGTATCTGATTTCTTTGAATTTCTCTTCATTAAAAGAAGCCCTACCAAGAATTGCAGAACCGAATTTCAAACTTGGTAAATCAGATATTAATTTATTCAATGGCAACCCATGATCGAATGCGTACACAAGATGTACAAATTCAATTAGTAATTCCTGTAAGCCGGGGAAAGGATTCATGTAGTCTTTCAGAGAACATTTTTCTCCTTCTGCTTGGATGGAATCTAATTGTTTAATCAGTTCTTCTGCTCTGATTTTAAAGTCTTGAGGTTTCATAATTACTTAATTTTTTTGATTAGACACCACAAAGTTAAGTAAATCCCCTGACAAAAGCGTGATGCTGCCGACCGAATCGGTTCAGGGGAACAAATTATTAATCATTAATTTTCAAAGATATGGAAAAGTACACAAAAGAAAGTCTGGCTAAAATGATGCCGGAAGAGTTGGAGAATGTAGTTCTAGAATTGCAGACTCAGTTAGAAGCAGAGAAGTTAACGAGTAAGCAATATTCTACTTGGTGGAATCAGGAATCAGAGAAATGCAGAAGAGAAGGTGAAAAGCTGAATGTATTGCATAACCTGATTCATTCTTGGGAAGATAAATTTTAAGATGAGGAGGTAAAAAATGAAAGAGGATGAAAGAAAGCCTATTGCGCCCACGTTGCGCAATATGGAAGTTAATGATGTGGAAGAATGGCCGTTAGAAAGAATTGATACTGTTACAATGACTGTCGGTCGGTTCTCCCGTAAGTTTCGGGCGAAAGGCATTAAGTTCAGGACATGGACGGATAAGCTGGAGGTGAAGGTTCAAAGAATAGCGTAAGTATGGAAAGTCTGTCATGTGCTGAAAGAGAGATTGCGAATGAGTATTGCAAAGGCTACTCGGATAAGGAAGTGGCGGACAATCTGGATAAATCATATTGGACCGTCAAGACTCAGAAAAAAGCTATATACAAGAAGCTCGGAATATCGAAAGATACCGAGCTTATTTTGTATATGGTATGTGAGAGGGTGCAGCGTAGATTCGATTTGAAAGAGATACGCAGGCATGGTTTAGAATTATTGTTCTCTGCCCTATTTCTGATTATGCAGGTGACTTGTAATAATCTGGATAATATGAGAGCGATGAGAGTGAGAAGAGGTCGAAAGATAGAGTATGTATGTGATTATGGAGGTGATGAAGATGGATGAGATGGATAGAAAACAAATAGACCATCTGGTAAATATCTATCGGGTGATGAATCAGAAAACATTCGGATTCCGGTTCTCAGCGACAATAGTCGGGGGACGTACCCGGTTGCAGAGGTTGATTGAGAAAGGCGAGATCAGGACTGAGAAAAAAAGTGTGTCACAGAATGGAAAATTGTATTGCAATGCCAGTGATGTGTTGCGTTACGCAGTAGCATAGGATATGAAAGCAAAAGATTGGTTCTATTATTCACTGATGGTGGTGTTATCGCTGCCAATCGGTTTGATTTGTTGTGAGGGAGCGATAGTATTACAGATTATTGGTCTGGGATATGCATATCTATTTTTTAGGAATCTATTAAAGCCAGCGTTCGATGGGAAGAAGGAACAGGATAATTCAGGTGAGGAATGAGATAGCAAGGAGCATAGATCGGTTGGCTTATCGTGCCAGGATCAATTCATGCGATGAGGAGGTATTAGAGAGGTTCGGGGTATCTATTCAGGTGGAGTATGATGTAATGGATGATTTCTATCGTAGAGTTGAGATCATTGATTTATCGGTATCAGATGGAGAAAGGAAGGACTATCCGAATATTGCGAAGATGATTGGTGATAGATTAGGCTGGAGGCTTAAAGAGATGAATGAAGAGAATGAAAATGATTTTCTGGATAGTCTTTCTCTGTCAGAGAAGAAGGAAATTTTTGATTGGATATCATAGCCCGTGAGGGTGATTCTCCTTTTGGAGATGTGTTTTGTTTGCTTTAGTTTTTTGATTGGAGGGCGAGGAAAGAACATAGGTTCTGGCCACATGGGAGTTCGATTCTCTCTCGCCCTACGACGTTTTATTCTAAAATTTAGTGAGATATGGTACAAGAATTAGTAACGATTCAGCAGAAGCTGAAAGCCCCCAAAGGGCAGTACAACAATTTTGGGAAATATAAGTACCGGAGTTGTGAGGACATTTTAGAGAGTGTGAAACCCATTCTAACAGAATGTAAGTGTTCATTAGTGATTACGGATGATGTGGTACAGGTTGGAACTCGTATCTACATTAAGGCAACGGCAACTCTTACCAATAGTCAAGGGGAACAAGTTCAGACATCGGCAATGGCCCGTGAAGATGAGATATTGAAAGGTATGGCGTCTTCACAAGTCACAGGAGCGTGTAGCTCTTATGCAAGAAAGTATGCTTTGAATGGTCTGTTTTGTATTGATGACACAAAAGACCCGGATGCTACCAACAAGCATGGGAAGGATGAGCCGCAGGTAGATGAGGATAGTTTGAGCCTTGCATTGGAATTGATTAGAAATGCGAAAGCCACGGCAGACCTCACGCAGATATATAATGAGTGTGAAGGATTCAGAGGTAACAGCAAGTTTATGAATGCGTTGAGTATGCGAAGAAAGGAGATTGAGAAGAGATGAAGTTGAAGGAAAGTCCGGTAGTGTTTGACCAAGAGAGGCATACCTACCGTCTGGAGGATATTTTGTTGGAGGGTGTAACTACCCTCCTACGGAATCAGCTTTTCCAGAATAAATATGATGGTGTACCAGATTTCGTGCTGGAACGAGCAAAGGATAAAGGAACCTTGGTACATGAACAGTGTGAATTGGTGGATGCCTTAGGTATTGAGCCGGTGGTTCTGGAAGCGAAGAATTATAAGATCCTGAAAGAAGAGCATGGATTGAAGCCAATAGCTAATGAATATCTCATTTCTGATGAGGTCGCTTTTGCAAGCAGTGTGGATGTTATATTCGATGGAGAATCAGAGAATGATGATGAGGTATACCTTGCGGATATAAAGACTACGGCAAAGCTTGATGTTGATTGGTTGAGTTGGCAGTTGAGTATCTATGCTATATGTTTGAGATGCAAAACCCTCATCTAAGGGTTAAGAAGTTATATGCTATCTGGTTGAGGAATGAAGTGAAAGAGTTGAAGGAAGTTCAGAGGATCGACAATGATACAATACAAAAGTTGTTTGATTGTGAGATGAAAGGTGAACCATTTACATCTTCTGAAATACCCTTGCCGGAGAACGGGCAAATAGTCCCCGTAGAGGTATTCGAAAGAGCTCAGACTATTATCTCCTTAGATGGAAAGATAAAACAGCTCACAGAGGAAAAGAAACGTATCTCCGAAGAATTGTATCAGTATATGGAAGAAACCGGAGAATCAAAGTGTGAGCATGAGTTATTTATCGTATCAAGGGTGATGCCTACCACAAAGAAGTCTCTCGATGCGAAGGGGCTGGAGAAATGTGAGCCGGCAATTTATAAGCAGTTCCTGAAAGAGACGGCAGTAAAAGGTAGTATAAGAGTAACACCGAGGAAATAATGGCAGAGGAAGCGATACTAACAAAGCATGATGGTGAGGTGAAGATGTCAAAGGACTTTGATTATCTATGTTCTAAGCTCAGAAATGGCAGGTATAAGTTAAGTATCGTTCGCTGTTCGGAGAAAAGAACAATCAGCCAAAATGATTTGATGTGGATGTGGTTCGGATGTATTGAAGATGAGACCGGTACACCGAAGAATGATATTTACCTGTATTATTGCAAGAAGTTCCTGAGCCGTTTGGCCCTCGTTAATGGTGAAGAGGTGATGATATATGATACTTCTTCCAAGTTGAACACCAAACAGATGTCGGACTTCATGACGAAGATTCAGGTGGATGCAGTGATGGAACTCGGTATTAATCTACCTCAACCGATTGATCGGTTCTATGAGAGTTTCGTGGGAGAATATGGAAGAAGATGAGCGGGCCGTTTGGTTCGCTCTTTTTATTAATACATAAATAGTTTTAGTATGGAAATTCAAAAAGTGAAGATCACGAAGGATAACACCTGTATGGTAGTGTATTCTAATGCTGACGGTGATGTGATAACGCATCAGGGAGGTAATATCATTCACAAGGATTTGAGAGAGGCCATGAATGCCCTAATCCCTCACCTTGCAGTATTAACAGAACAGAGAGAAGCGTATAACAGTACGTTATCAGAGGTAAGGGCGAAGGATGATCTTCCGGTGAAGTTATCTGTTCAGGGTGTCAGCATCTCCGGAGATGCGATAAATAATGGTATTCAGATCACCGGTTGCCGGATGTTGTTAACAGGTAAGGTTCTTAACCTGAACAGTCCTACTGCGATGCTTGATGGGGAGACAGATAGGTATGAATATGCTGATGATTTGTATCAGTTGATAGAGAATATCAAGTTTGAGGTCCGGCAGTACATTGAGCAAAAGAAGTGGGCAATCAAGCAAGGAGAATTATTTGAAGATGGAGACGGTACGCCGTTTGATGGTTCAGTTGAAGATTTGACCTCCGGCATTGATATTCCTCAAGCGGATATCGCAGTAGTGGAAGCCCCCCAGCCGGAGAAGGAAGTGAAGAAGATGAAGAAAACCAAGAAAACTAAGAGCGCAGCGTAAGATGTTAGGTCCTTTAAAGATTGTACTCACCCCGAATTGCTATAAGGTTTCATTCGATTTTCACCCAATGATGTTGAAGTGTGTGAAGAGGATACCAAGTGCCGAGTGGAACATGGATGGTAAGTTCTGGAAGGTAAGCACTGCCGATTACAATTACCTGAAAGTGATGGCTGATTGGGCGATACAGAACAGGTATTGTGGAGGTGTTAAGGCTTATAAAGAGGAACAACCGGTTCAGGACTACACGTTGCCGCCTATGCCGACATTGAAGGTTGAGCATGGGTTAAAGATTGATCCCTATGATTATCAGAAGGAAGGAATTGCGTATGCTCTCATTCATAAGCGTTGCTTCTTTGGTGATGAGCCGGGATTAGGAAAAACGATGCAAGCAATAGGCACGGTCTCGATAGCACAAGCATGGCCGTGCCTAATTGTTTGTCCGTCCGGATTGAAAATGAATTGGCAGCGTGAGTTTATGAAGTTTGCCGGTATTCAGGCAGTGATTTTGGATGATAAGAACCGGCAGACATGGCAGTCATTTTGGGAGATGAAGAATCAGCAAGGGCAACCAATGTGTAAGGTCTTCATCACGAATTATGAGAGCTTAAAGAAATTCTTTGTATCTGGTATCAAGGAATCAAACCGATTCACTCTAAAAAGTATCCGCTTTGATTCTCGCGTAGATTTGTTCCGGTCTGTGATAGTTGATGAAAGTCAGAAATGTAAGTCCAGCAAAACACAGCAGAGTAAGTTTGTCGAGGGGATATGTAAAGGGAAAGAATGGATATTTCTACTTACGGGTACTCCAGTAGTGAACAATAATACCGATCTCATCCAACAGTTGAAGATATTGGATCGCCTGGATGATTTCGGAGGCTATAAGTATTTCACCGAAAGATATTGTTCCGGGATTAGTAAATCAAGTAATTCGAAGGAACTAAATTGGAAACTGAGAAAGGTCTGTTTCTTCCGTCGGCTAAAGAAGGATGTGCTTACCCAGTTGCCTGATAAGACCCGAATGTATATCACTGTAGACATTACTAATAGAACTGAGTATGAAGTCGCTGAGCGCAATATAATAGAGTATCTGCGCAAGTACAAGAAGGCCGATGATGAGAAGATTCAGAAAGCAATGAGAGGACAAGTAATGGTGCAGATGGGAATACTGAAACAGGTGTCTGCCCGTGGAAAGATTAAGGCGGCTACGGAATTAATAAGTGATACGGTGGAAGGTGGTAATAAGTTGATTGTGTTTGGGTTCTTGAAAGATGTGATTGCTCAGTTGAAAGATGAGTTCCCTGATGCGGTTACTGTCACCGGGAAAGATAATGATGCGCAAAAGCAAAGATCGGTAGATGCATTTCAGACGGATGAGAAAACGAAAATCATTCTGCTCAACTACAAGTCAGGTGGTACAGGTCTAACACTGACAGCCAGTTCAGATGTGTTGTTTATCGAGTTCCCATGGACGTATGCGGATTGTTGCCAGGCGGAAGACCGGGCACATCGTAATGGTCAAAAGAATGCGGTTCTCTGTCGGTATTTGCTGGGAAAGGGTACGATTGATGAGTACATGTATCAGGTTATTCAGACCAAGAAGGAAATCAGCAATGACGTGACGGGAACGGATGATGTTGTGGAGGAATCAACTGTAAGTAAGGAAGAACAGATGTTAAACCTCGCTATGGATATGTTCAAGGATAAGATTTAGATAGTAATTATGAAATTAAGAATGAATAGAGACAAGGCCCTGTTAACTCCATCAGTTGGGGTATTCTGGGGGAATGAAAGTCGGAATGGTGGATATAAGATTAGTATATCTGTCATATTCTTGTGTTTTGAGATTGAATTATTAATGTTCTAAAACAAAGTACTATGAGTAAACAAAACCCATTGAAGGAAGCCATCCAGTCTTATTTGGATGAGCGGGCAAAGGTTGATGAACTGTTTGCTGTTGCTTATAAAAAGAAGAATAAGAGTATAGATGAGTGTTGCACATATATCATGGGAGAAGCCAAGAAAAGAGGCAATGCCGTATGCATGTCCGATGATGAAGTATTCGGATTAGCTGTCCACTACTATGATGAAGACAACATTAAGCTAAATAAACTTCCTGCCAACGTTAAGGCCTCCGCTTCCGTCACCAGCAACAACGCATCCGCATCCAAACCAGTAAAGCTTACTGAGGAAGATGAGAAAAGAGCGCGTGAAGCAGCAATTAAGCGTCTGGCGGAAGAGCAATATGTTTTGCTCAAGAAAAAGCCATCACGGTCAAAGAAAGAAGTTACAGAAGTCCAACAAATGAGTTTATTCTAATGAAACCAAAGACTAAATTACAGAAACAGGTGGTGGAACTATCTAATCAGCTTCCACCGCTGACAGAGGCTCAACGGGAATATCCGTATAAGCATCTGTTCAAGAACACCGGCTATTATTGGAAGAAGGGTGAAGTATGGTGCCAGTGCTGCGGTCATGTTGATGAAGTACTAAAACCGTCGCTTGCTGTATCTATTGGCGTGGGAACACATATTTGCCCGCAGTGTGGCGAAAGCCTGGTGCTGGAACACTGGAACCAATCAAATAGGCGTTATTCCAACGAGAAAAGGATATATTCTATAATACAGCCTTACAAAGGATGGATGGTTATTCGTTCCTTCGATGTACAGCGTAATAACACGAAGGGGACTGCTGTAAAATTCTTTATGTCTGAAATATATCAGAATTGGATATCAGAAGATGGCAAAGAGGTTATTCTGGGCAAACAATATACGCGTAGTCCATTTCATTTTACTTGGAATTATGATAGTGAGATGGATGTGAAGTTTCATAATCATAAGGCTTCAGGTTATTATGAGATGCAGGATGTTTTCGATGTGTCCGACAATTATTTCTATCCGGTAGTCAGGGTGACGCCCATATTAAAACGTAATGGCTGGACGAATAAACTTTTGAAATTGAGGGTATCAGTAATAGATGTGATCCGGCAGTTATTATCTAATCCCGTCGCCGAGACTATGGTAAAAACCGGACAATTGTCTGTATTCAGGCACATGCTATTGAAAGGTCAGTATACTATTCCCTACGCCCATGCCCTGAATATATGCAACCGCAATGGGTATATAATAGATGATGCGTCTATATGGTTTGATTATATGGACATGCTGGCTTATTTTAATATGGATACTCATAACGCCCGCTATGTCTGCCCCCGGGACCTGAAAGCAGAACACGACAAGCTGATGAAGCGGAAGAGACGCATAGAGAATAAGCGGAAACTTGAAGAACGTCTTAAGGAAGCTGCGCAGTGGGAAGAAGAGTATAAGAAAGAAAAAGGCCGGTTCTTTGGCTTGTGCATCAACGCCGAAGACATCATAATAACGGTTTTGCAAAGCGTTTCTGAGTTTGTTGAAGAAGCGGAAATTATGCATCATTGTGTGTATAGTAATCAATATTTCAAAAATAAGAATTCTCTTATTCTGTCTGCAAAGGATAAGGAAGGAAAGCACTTGGAAACTGTAGAACTAAATTTGGCTACTATGCAGGTGGTTCAGTCTCGCGGAGTATGTAATAAGAATACCGAATATCATAACCGCATTATTGGGCTTGTGAAACAGAACATCGGTTTAATCCGCAAAAAGGTAGCATCATGATAACACTCGGAAATGATGGTCTGCCTGTTGGCAGAAGGAAGAGTAACTACATGAATATCGACGGGGCATTACACAAACGTTGCACCCATTGCGGGAAATACTTCCGTCTGAAATATTTTTATCCCTTGAAGTATCGACGTAATGGAGAAATACATGAGTCTCTGCAATCATGGTGTAAGTTCTGCATGGTGGAAGGATGTTGTAAGAGGGCGAAAGAAAAGAGGGAAATATAAAGAATCAGATGGCCTCGTAAATCGCGAGTCATCTTCAAAACAATACAGTAATGAATAAGATATTAAAGCAAGGTGATATATATAAATACCCCAAAGGTACAAACGTGAGAATTAAAGATAGCGTACAATGCCATCAACAATACCATGACGGAGGTACTCTTATCTTTCAAGATAGGAAAGATGTAGATAAGGGTGAATATCGTGTAGGCATTCAAGTAGAATTAGGAGTTTGTTTTGATTTCCATCCAGATGATTACGAATTGATTAAAACAATTTAGAAATGAATATATCAAAGATAAAAAAGCTGAAAAATCAAGCTATTAGAGAGGCTCAAATTGAAGTTGATAGGATATTCAAGAAGTATTCTTCAATGATTAATGAAGAAATCGCCTTGCAAATTCCTAAAGGTCAAACCCTTTTATCATGCAATGGATTATGCATTATTACAGATAGTGAAGGGAATGAAATCAGAAACGGTTCGGCTTGGTCGAGAGTTAAAGGATATGATAAGGAAATGGATTTTTTGCGGAATTGCAATACTCTACCGATAGCTCTGAACTATCGGGTACTATTAATGTAAGGCAATCTATCGCAGGAAAGAGAGTCATTTAATTAAAAACTAATTAGAAATGAAGTTAAAAGACATAGTAAGCCAATTGGCTAATCGAATAAACCAACCTCATGTAATAGAGTGCTATTTGCGGAAAGTATATGCGAAAGGTTACGAAAATGGGAGAAAAGAATCCCCTTGGCATGAAGTCAGTGAGGAGCCGAAGAAAGGTGAGCATATATGTGTGCAATTTAGTAGCGGGAACTTAACATCATGGTATGCTACATCTAATATCAGAAAGGATTTTGAAGACTATAATGCTATCAGATGGGCGTATGTTTCTGATTTAATCAAATAGTATGAATAATATTATAGTGTTTGTGATGTGGGTTCTCTGGTTGGTAGCTCGGTAATTCTTGCAATTAGCATATTTGGTTGGCCGTTAGTATTTGGGGATGATTGGTCGGAGCTCGGTAGTAATTTGATTGGAAAAATGAAATAGTAATGAAACCTCAGACAGAAAGTCAGATTCAAAAGGATTGCGTAAGATGGTTCAGGCAGGTATATCCTGCTATTGAGCCACTCTTCTTTGCTGTGCCTAATGGTGGAGCAAGAAATGCGTGGACGGCTAAGATCATGAAGGATGAAGGTGTGCGGGCAGGTGTAGCGGATTTGCTTCTGTTATTACCCAGGTCTGGTTATGCGTTCCTGTGTATCGAGATGAAGAAGCCGGGAGGTATGCAGAGTGAGAGCCAGCAGGTATTCCAGAGATTAGTTGAGAGAGTGAAGGGAAAGTATGTCCTCTGCCATTCGTTGGAGGAGTTTGTGAAAGAGATAAGAGGATACATAGGATGAGTTATATTGACTTGATAAACCAGTTCTGGCGGATGAATAGGATTGATCCGTTCACTCCTACAGAGGTGTGTTTGTATTTCTATTTATTAAGTCAATGGAATAATTATAATAGAGAAGAAAAATTTGAGATTGGTACGAGAAGTTTGCTAAATGAATTAAGGATGACAGATAGGACTTTTTTCAGTGTTAGAGATTCATTAAGAGATAAAGGACTTATAAACTTTACAAAAGGTGAAAGAAGGTCTTCCTCTCCTGTTTACCAGATATTAGAGAATGTCGATATAGGCAGACCGATGAGAACAGCAGAGCCGGAGGCAGAAACGGAGATGCCGGAGGAAATCGAAGTAGATGAGATACCTTCCCCTACCCCCAACACCCAGCCCAGTGCCCGAAGATCAGAAGCCGGTACAGAGGCCCCCTAAGCGGAAGAAGATTGAAAAGCCATTAGATGAGTTGTTTAAAGCTCCAGAACCAGAGAAGAGAAAGAAAAAGGAGTTCGTACCCCCTACATTGCAGGAGGTTGAAGATTTCTTTTCTGGTCTTGGAGTAGTAGATGCACTTGATAAGGCGCAACAATTCTATTTCCATTATGATAGTCTGGGATGGCATACTTCATCGGGAGCCGCCATCTGGCGTTGGGATTCGTTAGCAAACAAATGGTTATTGAACGATAAACAAAAAGAGTATGAAAACAATCGGAGCAGTAGCAAAAAGAGCGGTGAAGGAGATGGTTACAAGGAATCGCTCTATGAACGCTTTGCAGAGAGTGAACGTAAGTCTGGGAGAAGAACGGAGATCATTAAATCTTTCGGTGGTCCGGCAGAATTCGCCACTCGGTTTAACCCTACCATTCAATGGAGGTTACGCGAGCGGGGCGGCTGATTATGTCTCATGTAGTCAAATGAATTATCCTACGATGTGGGAAATTCGTGAAGTATATAGCATCGAAGTGTTGAGAGATTGGGTAGCGGCAATGATTGAGGATTTGAATGATTTTTGTAATGTGAGGGATAAAATGAAGTCAACGCAGAAGGATGAAGCTGCACATATTATCAGTTGTGAGTATGGCCATCTGAATATCGCGGAGGTTGCATTGTTCTTCCTGAAAGTTAAGTCCGGGACCTTCGGCGAATTCTACGGAATCCTTGATACTGTCCGCTTGATGTCGATTATGAAGAAGTTCATGGCAGAGAGGCGCCAGATGTTGGCGTCCTATTATGATAAGAAAGAGAAGGAAGATAGAGAGATGGAGCGATTGAAAATGGAATCAGAGGCGATCCCACCTGAGACAGTCCAGCAGTGGATTAAGGAAGGGAAATTTTCTGAGACATTAGGTTTATTCCTGGGAGAAAGATTTAGGGTTTAACTAATTAGTTGGTTGATTAATGGAGAGCAAACGGATAGATGTGTATTAGCATCATTCTGTTTGCTCTTTATTGTTGTTTGCGTGCATTTACAAAAAGATAAGAGAATGGAGATTTATACAAGTTATTTCGGAAAGCTTAAGCGATTACAGGAAAGTAATATTCTTCCGGTATCGATTACTGTTATCCCCCCACGTTGGTTTGGCGGGCGTACCTATGTAGAGTTAGCCCCCAGAAGAGGTATGTTAGGGCTTAGTTCAGATGAATACCGTAAGGAATTCAGCAAGATACTGAGAATGAATTCCCCGATGAAGGTGTACAAGGATTTGGAGATCATGGTGCGTAATGACAAGAAGGTGGCTATTGCATTATTGTGTTATGAGAGTCCGGAGAAATTCTGTCACCGTCACCTGGTCGCGGAGTGGTTCATGGAGAAGTTAGGAATTGAGGTGAGAGAGTTTGATTATGTGCCGAAGATCGAGGCGCCAGTACCAGAACAATTAAATTTATTCTAAATGAGTATGAAGAAGATTGATGAAGATTTCAATGTGGAGATCAAAGAATTGCCAATTGATTTATTGGTGGAGAATAAAGGTCAGATTCCCGGAGTACCGAAGAATCCGAGGAAGATTTCTAAACGCCGGTTTGAGGAGTTGAAGATGAGCATTGAGCGCTCTCCAGAGATGAGAAAGCTCAGCGAGGTAAAGGTATACCCTTTCAATGGAAAGTATGTAATCCTGGGCGGGAATCAGCGCAAGAAAGCATATAAGGAGCTGGGATATAAAACCGTGTTGTGCAAGGTTCTTCCGGAAGATACTCCCCCGGAGAAACTCAGGGAGTATATCATTCAGGATAATAATGCTTTTGGCGAGAATGACCTGGATATTCTTGCAGAGAACTGGAAAGCTGATGAGTTGACAGAATGGTGTATCGGTCTGGAAATATATGAGAAGAAGCCGGAGCCGGATGAGGTAAAGGGAGATGTACCATTCACGGAGGTATTGAATGAAGAGCATAATTACCTGGTTCTCTACTTCGACAATGAAGTAGATTGGTTACAGGCAAAGACTCTCTTTGGTTTGAAGTCTGTGAGGTGTCTTTCTACCCGATCAGATGGAACCATATCCAAAGGACGGGAGAAGTATGCAGTTGGCCGAGTATTGTATGGGCCTAATGCGATCAATAATTTATTAATTCATAAGGAGGGAGAGAATGAGAATATCAGTCAACACACCGAGTTACAAAAGAGCGAGTGAGGTTCTAACCCTGTCTTATCTTCCATTCTGTAAGGTCTGGTAGATGAAAGTGAAGCGGATGAGTACAGGAAGAATTATCCGGATGCAGAGATAATATCATGTCCGAAAGGTATTCAGGGCAACGTAGCGAGGATAAGAAATTATATCCTTCACCAAGAGCTGGCAGCCGGTTATGATGTGGTTTGTATCGTAGATGATGATTTGTACCGTCTGGAGCGATATGTGAAGCAAGATGATAGTTTATTCGGGTACATCAAAGAGAAAGTTGAGACAGATGATTTCTTGATGTTCGTGGAGAAGTATTCGATCATCGCGGAAGAGATCGGAGCAAAATTCTGGGGAGTGAATATTATCACTGATGCAATGGGATACCGTCATGCATCCCCGTTCTCTACAGTCTCCCCTGTGTTAGGTCCCTTCCAGTGCTTCATGAAGGGGAACAGGTGTTTCTATGATGAAGCCCTGCCATTGAAGGAAGATTATGATATGACACTTCAGCAGTTGAATCTGGAGAGAGTGATATTGAGAGTGAACGCTTACCATTATGTATGCAAGCAGTCGGTGAATGAGGGAGGATGTGCATCATATCGAAACAGGGAGCGGGAGAAACAACAGATAGAAGCTCTACGCCAGAAGTGGGGTTCTGATATTGTGAAATTAGATACAACAAACAAGGGACGTTCAAAGAAAAAGAAATTGGATGATTACAATCCTATTATCCATATCCCTATAAAGGTATCTGAAAGGCTCTGTGAGATTTTCTTTTGTTGGATGAGTAAGTATAAGGATGGAGAGAAAGAACATGAAAAAGGAGAAAAGAATCGAAAATTTAAAGCCATTTGAGAAAGGTAAAGTAAGCCGAGATCAAGCGGTGGAGGTGGAAGGAAAGGAGGACTTGCATCAGTAGAAGCTAAGAAGAAGAAAAAGAAGTTGCGTGAGTTATGTGAGATATTCGGTGAGTTACCGATATATTCTGATAAGGCGAAGAAACTGATGGAAGAGATGGGCATCAGTCCGGAAGATATGACAAACAAGATGGCGGCAGTCGTCGGTGTCTTCAAGAAAGCGGCTGCCGGAGATGTTCAGGCATTCAATGCTATCCGAGATATTTTAGGTGAGAAGCCGAAAGATGAAGTGGAATCAAAGGTTGCAACGAGTGTGACGGTGAATTATGTGAAGTCTGGGGCGAAGTTTGCGAATTCAGAGGATGAGGTGAATGATGAACGAAAATGAGGTATTTGAGGTGTCTGATCTCTTTATGGCTAATAAGGAAGCCAAAGAACGTACGGTAGTCAATCAGGGAGGAACATCCTCAGGTAAGACCTATTCAATCATGCAGCTTCTTTTCGAGATGGCTATGAATGAGCCTGACCTTGTGGTTACAATCGTAGGTCAAGACATTCCCAACTTAAAGAAGGGTGCATACCGTGATGCGAAGACTATTCTTAACCGCTCTCCTATCTTACAGGCTTGGTTCCCGTATCTCAATGAGAGTGATAGAGTGATAAGGTGCATCAATGGTTCTGTATTGGAATTTACTTCATTCAAGGATGAACAGGATGCGAAGTCCGGTAAGCGTGATGTATTGTTCATTAATGAGTGCGATGGTATTGTTTACGGGATATATTGGCAGCTTGATATGCGTACCCGGCGAAAGGTTTTTCTGGATTATAATCCCTCTGCCCGATTCTGGTTCATGATAGCGTAATAGGACGGGATAATGTGAAGCTAATCATATCTGATCATCGGTGTAACCCTTTCCTTTCCAAAGAAGAGCATGAGAAGATAGAGAATATCGAGGATTATGAGCTTTGGAAAGTATATGCCCGTGGAAAGACAGGTAAGCTGAAAGGTTTGATCTTCCCAGAATTCCGTATAGTGGACCGGGTGCCAGAGGTCTTGGATTGCAAAGGGAACTGGTATGGTCTGGATTTCGGTTTCAGTAATGACCCATCAGCCTTGGAGAATCTAAGACTTGCACATGGTGAGTTATGGATTGATGAACTGTTATTTGAGGCAGGATATGATAACCCTATGATCGCGAAGATAATGAAGTCTAACGGGATAACTAAGCGTGATGTGGTGATAGCTGATTGCGCAGAACCTAAGAGTATTGCAGAGATCAATAGTTTTGGTTTCAGAGTTGAGCCGTCGTCGAAAGGTGCGGATAGTGTGAATAATGGTCTCCAGATATTACAGAGATACAAGATCAATGTAACCCGACGGAGTACAGGTATTATCCAGGAGATGAAGAGATATAAATGGAAAGTAGACAAAAATGGAGTTATGTTGAATGTCCCCATTGATGTCTGGAACCACGGAATAGATGCTATCCGGTATGTAGCTTTGAAGAAGTTGAGTGCCCGCAGGGTTTCAAGTGGAGCGAAAGCTACCTATATGGAGGTCGATTGAGTTTACATAATGTCAGTTTTAATATCGAAAAATGAGAGTTGGTCATGAGTGAAGTATTGACAAAAAGAAAGAAGATGATGTTTTCGGAGTGGTTCAGGATTCTGCATCATGGGTATTTTGAAAAGCCGTTTCAGTTTGAGACGTTGAGTAAACCGAAGTTTGTTAGCGGAAAGGTAGTGCCGAATGATCTGAATGATCTAACCTTCGGTCAGGTGATAGAGCTTCAAGGTATTCAGGAGGTAGGCAGCATGTTCATAGTGCCTCTACGGGTGGTTATGGGAATGAGCGATGAGGAAGTGATGGAAGCCAGTGCGACGGAGGTAGTCAGATTTGCGGCATGGGCTGCCAGGGAGATGGAGAGGATAAATAAACTCTTTGCTTCGACGAATCGGAAGCCTACCGATAAAGAAAGAAAGGCAGGTATTGAATTACTCAGATTCGGGGTATTTGGAACGGTGGATTATTATGCCCAACGCATGGGAATAAGAGATCATGAGGAAGTTATGGCTGTCCCTTGGATGAGAGTGTATAAGTGTTTGCAGATTGATTCAGAGAAAGCAAAGTATGAACTAAGATTAAGGAAGGTGTATGAGGATGAAAACAGTAGAAAGTAAATTAAAAGAGATCGTGGGAGAACAGTTCCCCGGGATGTCGTATGTGTTCGATGATTGGAAAGCGATTGATCGTAAATTATCTAAGGTATCATTACCTGCGATTATTTGCGTGATGCCAGTGTCTGGTGTGTTCACGTTCAGCCGTGGACGGGTGAAGGATAAACCAAATTGTTATGTGGTGTTCATGGATAAGGTACCTAAAGATGCAGATGGAGATGAGAACGAGGAAGTTTATTCACGAATGAAGGACATGGCGAAGAAGTTTGTTTCAGAGGTGAATAAATCAGGGTATTTTGAACCTGTCGAGGGAGACGTCCCCTATGATGTAATCACGGAAAAGATGTCTGATATATTATCTGGTATAGGTGTTCCATTGTCGTTGAGGGAGTCGGCTTATAGTTGCGTATGAGTAAAGAGAAACAGTTAGAGATAATCGGTGATGAATTGGATTCGCTCATGCAGAGAGTTATTGCCAATCATTTGCGAGCTGGGCAAAAGGCATCAGGACGGACAATGCAGAGCATCAGGAAGCAAATTTCTGATGCTGGCGGGGTATTATTCGGCCGGGCTTATTTCGGTAGCTTGGAGACGGGTAGAAAGCCCGGGCCGGTGCCGAGAGGATTCCGGTTCGTGATATTGAAATGGATGAAGGATAAGGGAATCAGTGCATCCCCTGTTCCGTATATTCGGAAGCCCAGTACCAGATGGAAGCCAAAGTATACTCCACAGGAAAGAGGTGATCTAAGCCTGGCCGGAGCGATTGCGTATCGTATCAGGAATGGAGGTACAAGACTGTTCAGGAATGGAGGACGTGATGATATTTATTCAAACGAGATACCGAAGACGGTTGAGAATATCCTTGATCGTATAATGACGGTATTCGCTAAGGACGTAGAATCAATAAACATTAATAGTATCAATGAGGAAGGAAGTGATTAGCGGTATAACCGTAGAGTATCCGGATGAAATATCATTTTGTTTCAATCCGGTAGTTATAAATGTATCTGGATATACTGGAGCAAGTGTAGTAATGACAGTGATAGATATCCAGTCAGAGGGTAAACATGAAGAGAAACGCGCAATGTTCGGTGCAACTTGTTTCTTTGATGTCTCATTCTATATGCAGTCAGCTTTTGATATGATAAATTTCAATGAAGTCGATTATTCTATATCTGGAGCACAAGATAGCAAATTAGGACGGTTATTCTCTGTGGAACTTGATTTCTATGATACGCCTGGGACATTAGCTGATAGTTTCCAATTTAATGTCTTTGTGATTTGGGGAGCGATGAAAATTGGAGAAAGATATAATGGTGATCGTGTATTTACCTGGTTCAAGAATTTCCCTTTTTCTGTAGGAATGTATACAGCTGGTTCAAGTAGTATAAATGTCATTGCTGATGGAATTTCTTTAGCTCCAATTGTAGTGAATGAGCGTAAAGTCCATAATCTGATGTTGAAAGAGATAAATGCGGAGAATGAACTTGTTTTCAATTTACCCGGATCAAGTACGGGAGCCAATGTTTTTGATAATACTTTTGACTTCACTTTTATGGCGTTGATGAATGTTGCGTCTAATGTTCGTCTGTTAGTGGATAATTCGGATGAGGGGGTTTATCTCCGTTGGATTAATAGACATGGTTTTTATTGCTATTGGCTTTTTAAGAGAGGTGATGAAAGCAGGCAGGTTACTAATGATGGAGAGTTTATCCGTAATAACATGCAAGATTATAGTTACGTAAATGGATATCATGGAGGTACGGGACGAAAGCAGAAAAAGACGGAAGAGAATACACTACTCGTATGTGCCCCCTTGGTTGATAGTGATATGTATGATTTCTTATTCCAACTTGCATTGTCTCCTGTGGTTGATATGTATATGGGGTTTGGATCAGATATAGATTGTTGGATGGGGGTAAATGTATCTGTTGGCACGTATAATAAGACACGTGCTGTTCTGCAGGATTTTGTGGCAACGATTGTATTACCTGAAACAAGAGTGCAAAGCTTATGAGAAATGACTTATTGTTTATTGATGGAGAATTGGTAGATTTAGATGATAGTACCAAAATTACTCTGAACATTAAAAGTAATCTCTTTACTGATCTCAGTAAGATCGTAAGCAATAATAGCTATACGATTAAGTTACCTAAGACGGTCAGGAATCAGAGGGTTATTAAACATGCAGATTTGCCGGCATGCAGTACGGACTATCCGAGAAAGTATCATTCGGCAAGGTATATCCGGAATGGAGTTGAGATTATACCCAATGGTAAGGCTGTAGTATTATCTATTTCAGAAGTAATAGAAGTAGCGTTAACATGGGGGAATTTCGTATCATTGAGTAATCTCATAGGGGAAGGAAAAACCTTGAATGAACTTTTTTCTGAGGATTATGTGCAATGGGATTCGAACATTGCAATAAGTGATTATGAAAAGAATTCGGGAGTAATTGTTTCAAAGATAAATTTCGGTTTTAAAGAAGAAGAAACGGCAGTGACCTACCATCCTTCCGTACGTGCATCCCATATTGTAGAACGTATTCAAGCAGGTTATGGATTAACATTTAGGTGGCCAGAGGAAAAAAGACAGGTAATATCTAAGTTGATTATTCCTTGTTTGTATCGAAATGGAGGATATGCAAATCAGCAGGAACGTTATTGTAAAGTTGATATCGCTGGATCGCAAGATTCCCTATTGTTTTGGAATAAAAAAGAGGAAGGGTCTAAATTTGGAGAAGCATTCCAATATAATTTCGCAACGGGAAGTAGTATTATAGTTCGATCTATTAAAGTACTTGCTGACGGAACGATGGTTATAACCCCCAATTTCAAGAGTAAAAATGATAATCTGGTCCTTTTATATGGGGAATCGTGGATAGATGAGAATTATCAATATCTCCCCTATACAATTATTGATGATGAATATCCCTATCATTACAATATACCCTATGAAATTGACATTCAGAAAGGGTATTTCTTCACGATAGGGATTCGACAAGGGTGGGCAAATGTGAATAGAATAGAAAGCAATTCGGTTGTTTTTTCTATGAAGCCCAAAGAAATCCAAATAGGAGATAAATTCTCTATAGCTGAAAATCTTCCTAAGATCAAGATGATAGATTTCATCAAGTCTCTTTGTTATATCTGTGGCTTGTTTGCCATAGCCTCAGAGGAAGAAAATCAACTGTCATTCGTATCTATTGATATAATTAAAAACAATAAATCGAGGGCGAAAAATTGGACGAAAAAAGTAGTTGCATCATATCAGGATAATAAGCCTAATAAAATGTCATATATACTCGATAATTTCGCTCAGAACAACCGGCTAAAATGGAAGGAAGATGAGACCGTAGTAGGATTGTTCAATGGGGTTATTGTTGTCGAAAACAATACCCTCGATTTAGAGAAGGATACGATTATGATGCCTTTTGCTGCAAGTGATACTCGTGGTGGAATTGCCAGCGTTCCGATTTATACTTATGATGTATCTGGGGAATTGGAGTACGAAACAGTAGAACCACGTATTTTACTTGAACAAGATGATAATGGAAAATCTAAAGGAGTGTTTATTGGGCTTGATTGGATGACTCTGATAAATCAGAATTATCAAACATACCAAGAAATGGTCCGAAATCCGGTTATCATCACGGAAAAAATTGAGATCAGTGATATTGATTTGAAAGAGTTGGATGTAACGGTTCCGGTATATCTGGGACAATATGGAAGATATTACGCCCTAATCTCTGTGAAAGCGGAAGATACGGGAGTTTGTGAGTGCAAATTATTACAGTTGGAGGTGTAGGTTATGGCGAATAATGAAGATGAAAGGATATTGAGTATCAAGGTGAAATATGGAGATGCTATTGTTGGTATATTGGAGTATCAAAAGAAAGTTGATGAATTAACGGCTACACAAAAAAGGCTTCGAGAAGAGATGAAGAAAGACACGGAGCATGAATTGGAGTATCGGGCAGCCTTAGCTCAGAATAAAGCAGAGATGAAAGAGGCTCAGGATTCGATACGCGCATTGGAGAAAGAGACTCGGAATAACCTTAAAACTCAGCAAGAGAAAGAGGCTCCTTGAAATCATTGAGGGCCGAACTTTCTAACTCAACAAAAGCTTATGATGAATTGTCTAAGGCGGAAAGAGAGGGTGCAGAAGGACAAAAGATAAGAGAGCATATTAATGATATTACTCTGCAATTAAAGGAAGCGGAAGCGGAAACACAAAGGTTCTATCGGAATGTCGGTAATTATGAGAAGTCAGTAGGTGATGCACTTTCAGGGTTGAGAAAGCAGGTTGAGGAAGCCAATAAAAAGTATCAAGAATTAGTCAAAACAGAAGGTGAACATGCAGAATCCACGGAGAAGGCAAAAAAGAAATTAGATGAATTACAGCTTTCACTTAACTTCGCAGAGGAAGAATCTGGCAATTTGAATAGCTCTGTATTGGGATTCGTTACAGCTGGGAATCCGTGGGCTATGACTGCAGCGAATATGGTTAAGCAGTTAGGAAGTGTTCGGAATGGTTTTGTATTAGCAAAAACAGGAGCTCAGATGTTGGGTAAACAGTTTCTTGCCCTGATGGCTAATCCTATCATTGCGTTTCTCGCTTCGATTGCGGTAGCCATTTCTATATTGGTGAAAGGTATCAAGGGCAGTGAGGATAACATGAATCGTTGGAAAGTAGCAATGGCTCCTCTGGGTGTAGCATTGGATTTCATCTCAAATCTCATCACGGGATTGGCTTCCGGTATACTCACCGTTATAGAGACTGGCGGAAAGTTGCTTGGATGGATTGGGAAGATGTGCGAGAGTATTCCTATCCTGGGTGATGCGTTCCAGGAACAAAATCAGAAGATTCAGGAAAGAGTTGAGTTACAGAAATCTCAGATTGAGTTTGAAAAGAGAACACGCGCTGAAATAGTGAAGAGTGCTGAAAGAGAGAAAGCTATATCTGAATTGCGTGCCAAAGTTACAGATAAAGCGAATTATACAGCCAAGCAGCGAAAGGATGCTCTTGAAGAAGCTATCAGGTTGGAAAGAGAACAGGCAGATGAGAAGAAGAATATTGCTGAGCTTAATTTGAAGAACCTGGAGTTAGAGGCTTCCCTTGCAGAGAATGACGCGGAGATGAACAATAAGCTGGCCGAAGCAAAAGCCGCTGTGATTCGTGCCGATATTGATTATAACAATAAGATTCGTGAGATGAATGCCCAGAGATCAGAGTTGAATAATCAGATTATCACAGAGGAAAAGACAAAAGCGGACGCTGCCAAGAAAGCTGCAGAAGAGGCAGTGACTATTCGTAAGGAAAGAGCTCAGAAAGAAACAGAAGCTATCCGGCAGGCAGAAGATGCAATGCTATCTCTCATTAAAGACGGCATAGAGAAGCAAAGGCGACAGATCACCTTGTCTTATGACAGAGAGATTGAGGATTTAAAAAAGAAGCTTGTAGAGGAAAAGAATCTCACGCAGAAAGCGAAGGATGCCATCCGTCAGGTAATTAAGGCAAAGGAACAGGAAAAGGTCAATGAATTACAGAAATTATCGGATGAAGAGGTACAGAAGAGCATCGAAAAGGAAGAGAAGCGAATAGCTCTCTTATTGCAGACTGTGGAGAAAGGTTCCGAAGCTGAATATCAGTTGAAGATACAGCAATTGATGAAACAAGAAGAGGCGGAACTTGCAGCGGCTGATTCTGAAATTGCATCAGTTGAAGAAAGGGAAGCTACCAAGTTGGCTATTCGTCAGAAGTATAACCTACTCAATGACGAGCTGATGGAATCGCATAATAATTCCGTGATCAAGAAACAGCAAGATGCTTTGAAGTTGGAATTTGAGACGAAGATTGCGGCCGCTGGAAATGATGAGGTGAAAGTTCTCCAGTTGAAGATGGAACAGAAACAAGCTGAGTTGGATTCCATGCAGCAATTGGAGGGTGAGTCCGTTGAAGAATTCAACCTCCGAAAATTGGAGAAACAGAATGAGTTCAATGATGCCAAACAATCCCTCACTGATAAAGAGGTAGAGATTGAACAGACGAAGTATCAGTCAATAGAAAGTATTACAGGAGGATTAGGATCATTAATTGAAACGTTAGGTGAACAGAATACGACTTTCGCCAAGCTGTCAAAGGTTCTTGCTTTGGGAGAGATTGCTGTAAATACGGGAAAGGCTATTGCTGCAGGTGTTGCACAAGCTCAAAGTGTTCCGTTCCCTGGTAATATGGCAGCTATTGCAACCACTATTGCAACGGTTCTGGCAAATATTGCCACAGCTACCAAGACAGTGAAGAGTGCAAAGTTCGCTCAGGGTGGTTCGGTAGTTGGTCCAGGTTCTGGAACGAGTGATTCAATTCCTGCAATGCTTTCCGATGGCGAATCAGTTCTGACAGCAGCCGCAACTTCTATGTTCTCCCCTATGTTATCAGCCTTTAATCAGATGGGAGGCGGAATACCAATCAATGTGACTGCAACGACCAATCAGGCATTGGGTGAGGATATGCTTGCTAAAGCTGTGGCAAAAGGAATGGGTATGGCGCCGCCTCCTGTTCTATCTGTGGAAGAGTACACAACTGTATCTAATAGAGTGAAGTATCTTGAAAATCTTGGAAGTGTATGACAGTATTTGATTTGATAAAGGTGTATGAAGGTCCAATGAATGTTCTGAATGATGCGAATGTGAACCTTTCTGATGTCAGGCATATCGAGTTATTCCGTGAGTATCTGCGGATGAAGAAGGAAGGTCATAAATTGACATACATCGTAGCGTTTCTTGTTGATGAGTATTCGGTTGGACAGGCTACAGTATACAGGATAATTGATAAGTTCAGCAAGCCTGTGAAGGTGTAATATGTTTCTGTAATTTGTGATTATGAGGGGTGTCGATGGGCATCCCTCTTTTTTTTGCTATCAGCGCATGATAGTTGTATAATGGTGAGAAATTCGTTTACGCTTCTGGTTGTATCTAACTTTGTCCTAAAAGGTTAAGATATGGCAGTTCTAAAGATTTATAATGAGATTACTACAGAGGAAGATAAACAGTTCCTGAAGTGGTGCATGGGTATGGATGGAGTCTGTTTCAAGGATATTGATGAGTTTCTTTCCGGGATGGATGAGAAAGACAACGCTGTAGATATCCGCTTACACTGTGATGGTGGATCGGTTTCCGAGGGTTGGGCTATCTATGATAAGTTGCGGGCATCAGGGAAAGAGATTTCAGCTATAGTCGAGGGAAAGGTTGCATCAATGGCTACTATCATAATGATGGCAGCACCCAAAGAGCGGAGAAAGGCATATAAGAGCGCAAACATCTGTGTGCATAACCCGTGGGTTCCCAGTTATGCTTTGGGTGACTCATTGACAGCAGAAGATTTGAGGAAGAGCGCAGAAGGATTACAGAAAGAACAAGATAAGATGCTCGACCTCTATGTGGAAAGATGTGAATGTGATCGGGATGAGATGCAAGCTTTGATGAATGAAGATAAGTTCATAGATACAGATCGAGCTAAAGCATTAGGTATTATTTCGGAAATAATAGCCCCAGCGTCAGCTAAGAAGGGCTCTAATAACAATAATTTTAATAATATGGCTAAAACAGGAAATGTTGAGGTGAAACAGAACTTATTGGATAAGCTTCTGGGAAAGCTGGGTTACTCAAAGATTGAGGACGTGGCTTTAGGTATGGATTTGAGCACAGCCGATGGTGGAACGCTGACGGTTGAGAGAGATGAAGGTGAACCGCAGGTTGGAGATGCGGCCAGTCCTGATGGTGAGCATGTGATGCCCGATGGTGCTACTATCGTGGTAGTTGATGGAGCAATCACAGAGATCAAACCGGCGGCTTCTGGAGATGATGATGGTGGTGGAGATGGCGATGAAAAAGATCAGAAAATTGCCGAATTGGAAAAGAAAGTATCTGATCTGGAAGCTGAGAATGCTGAATTGAAAGAGAAATTAGGTGATTCGAATGCCAAAGCGAAGAGTGATTCTGAACTTGCAATTCTGAATGCTGTAAAGATGGCTGGAGGCGAGAAATGGCTTGCTAAGAATTGCAGTACATTCAAAGTGAAAGGACGTTCAGTGTCGGGAACTAATGCCAGCAGAAGCGCTGAAAGAGGTTCGGAAGAGACTCCGATGCAGAGAGAGATTCGTGAGAGAAAAGAAGGAGTGTATAACAAGAAAAAGTAAATTGACCTATGGCTAATTTTTTTGAGAACATCTCGGTGAACCCGAAAGATGTGCAGGATTTGAAAGAGTTGATTCCTCTTACCATTAATCAGGATGAGGATTTCAACAAGTATACCACCTTGAAAAAGGTGAAGAATGGTGATCCGGTAGCTTTTATCGGTGATATGGATGATGTCGGTGTTGAAGGTGGAGGATGTGACCCCGTATATCAGGAGGTTGGTATTGTGAACTCCCAGAAACGTTGGGAGTTGGGTAGCTGGAATATCCCTATCAAGATTTGTTATGAAGCGTTGAATGGGACTATTGCTGAATATACGTTGAAGACAGGTACAGAGATAGGTGATCTGACCTCTACGGAGTTTATGACCTACATCATCCGCCCGGCATTGGAAAGACAGATGATGAGAATGATCTGGCGATTTGGCTGGTTCGGTAACAAGGATGCAAAACACATTACAGATGGTGGTGTATTGACTGATGATGTGAAGAAGGAACTCTTTACTACTTGTGATGGTCTGTTTAAGAGAATCTTTACCCAATGTGCTGCAAATGCAAAACAGCTTACGGCTATTGCCGCCAATGCTAAAGCCACGTTTGCTGAACAGAAAGCTGCAATGCTGGTTCAGGGAGTTGCTACTGGAATAGTAGACACGATGTTAATGGATACAGATAGCCGTGTCACCGCTGATTCTGGTTCTATGATTATGATGACCAAGTACATGGCTGATGCCTTGCACTGGGATGTGAAGAAGACCTATCATGAACAAATGGAGTGGACCACGATCTTTGATGGATTCGACGTCGCAAAGTATGATGGAGTGAATATTGCCCGTATCTCCATTTGGGACAGATTTATCAGTGCCTATGAAAATAGCGGTACAAAATTAAATCTGCCTTATCGTATGGTATTCGGCAATGTCAAACAGTTCATGGTAGGTACAGATCAAGATGCCCTGATCTCAGACCTCGATGTTTGGTTTGAAAGGAAAGAGAGACGTAATTACATCTATGCACAAGGTAAGATGGGCACTTCCTTGCTTGAAGATGATATGTTCCACGCAGCTTATTAATAGAGATATGGCAGGAATTTGTGAGAGCTTATTGAAAGCTGATATTATCGTAGATTGTGATAATATCGTAACGAAGGGTTTTGAGGAGGATGGCATTATCATCAACCGCAAACATGTTGATTTTGCGAAGACAGTATTCGGTGATACGAAGAATGTGATTAAAACACTCGTTCTGAAAAAGGGAATGAAAGGATATTCAGTTGCATGTCCTGGATCAACTCCTTTCACTGGTACAAAAACGTCTTTGTCGAAAGGTACTTACAAGAATAAATGGGATAGTGAGCTTCCTATTGTAGTTCTTGATAATGGCCCAGAGGTCTGTGAGAATGTGATTGAAGGGTTAGCAAATGGTTCTTTTGTCGTGATTTTGAAGAATAAGCACAAGGGAGTAGACGGAAAGTCAGAATATCAGGTCTATGGTTATTATCAGGGCTTATCTGTGGAGACAGGCGAAAATGATAAGTATTCAGAAGATACGGATGGCGGTTGGTTGATTACCCTGAAAGAGACTGGTTCCCCGAAAGCTGCGATGTTCTATTTCAATACTGATGCAGAAACTACAGGAACACAGTTTGAGACTTTGAAAACTGCGGCAGCATGATGTATCAGGAGGCTTTACAGTTGGCCGATGAATTGAAAGCCCGGTTTGATACCGGGTTTTCTGCATCGGATAAAGAGAGCATTATGAAGGTCTATGTTGAAGTGCTGAGAAAGGATTTCAAGCGAACCAATTGCAATGATTGCTATCGTGATGCTTTGATAGAAGTATGTAATTATTTAAAACGAGAAAAGAAGATGAAAGAGAAATGTGCATATAGCCTATTGGCTGGAGTTATCATACAGGATTTTGAGAGTGGGAAAATATATACCAATGCTAACCTGACGGATGAAGCTGCGGAGAATTATTTGAAGAAGTTCCCGAAACAGATTCAGATGTTTGGTCAAAAGCCAGATAATTGGGAGGAACGAATAGGTAAGATTGTTCCGGAAGATTTGAATGAAGAACTTGTGTCCGAAATCGCTGAAAAGCTGAAAGAAGGTGTTACCAAAAAGCAGATCAGGGAAGATTACAAGGGGTATCTATTGGGAGAAAAGAAGCTCACCAATAAGCTGTTAGAGTCGTATTTGAAAGCAGCTTCAGAGAAAGCGGATAAGGTTGAAGATGATGATGAAAAATCAGAGGAGTAATGTATGAACGTAAAAACAGCAAAAAAGCCAGAGAGCCGTGTAGGCGTTAGTTACTCCCAACAGTTTAAGATGCAGACCTATGGTGAGGATAATTTATATCCGCAGAACCTTCTTGCCATAACGTCTGCATCCGGTACTGCAAAGCTTTGTCTTAACAGATATGCGAAGTTCATAGAGGGTTTTGGATTCAAAGATACAAATTTCTCTGAGTATGTCTTGAATAAAAAGGGGGACACAGCAGATACTATTCTGCATAATGTCTGTGAAGATATAGCGAGATTTAAAGGGTTCGCTCTTCATGTGAATTATAATGTATTCTGTCAGATCGTAGAAGTACAACATATCCCTTTTGAAAATTGCAGGTTAGAGGAAGAAGATGAGAATGGATATATAGGGCATATTCTAATACATCCAGATTGGAAGGGTAAAAAAACACGTAATGGAAAGGCGATCATGGTAACGAAAGATTCCGTTAAAAAAATATGTGTTTTCAATCCTAATCCGGATGTCGTACTGTCACAAGTAGAAGCTGCCGGAGGAATAGATCGATATGAAGGACAAGTTCTTTGGGTGTCATTGGATGGGCCGGGTGTCTACCCTACTCCAATTTATGATCCAGTGGTTACGGAGATGAGTACAGATGAGGGGTTGTCGAATGTCAAAAACAGGAATGTCCGCAATAATTTCCTCGTCTCATGTATGATTATCGCTAAGAAGGGAGTTCCATCGTTTGATAAAGATGGAAATGAAATCGACAGAAAGATGATCGCACCGGAAGATTTGAAAAAGTTCCAGGGAGATACCAACGGAAATAAGATTCTTCTGGTGGAGTTGGAAGATGATGAAGATGAACCCAAAGTTGTTGCTTTCCCGACAAAGAATTATGATAAAGACTTCACTGTAACAGATGAAAGTACAGTAGAACGGATATATGCCCAGTTTCATCAAGAGTTATTCTATTCGATTCGTATGGGTAAGCTTGGATTCTCTGGAGATGTTATGAGGGATGCTTATGAATATTATGCCGGTGAGGTGACAATTGAACAGCGATTCGTTGAAAGAGCTTTTGATACCATCTTTAAGCATTGGTATGAGGTTGCAAATCTATCATCTGATTTCGGATTACGTTCACTTAAATATATTGATTCAAATGAAACATCTATTAACAGCTGATAATTGGTCAGGGTATACAAGAATAGCCTCCAAGCATGTGGATGAGGAAGAGGTAGACACATTCATTGAAGAGTGTGAACAATTGTTTATTATTCCGGCGGTAGGTTCGGATATGTTTCTAAGGCTTGTAGGCGAAGATTTGGATGAGAACCTGTCGCTCTTATTGGAGGGCGGTGAATATGTCGATAAAGCCAGAAAAAGCACGTTTTTAAGGGTATTCGTTACGCTTTAGCGTATTTCGTATATGCTAAGATGGCAAAGAATGATGGTGCTATGATTTCTCGCTCTGGATTCATGCAACACAATGATGAGTATGCGGCACGTATGGATGATAAAAACCGCGTGAATAAGTATAATGATTTGATGAATGTTGCTGAAAGTTATTTATCTGGTTCATTGGAGTTCTTGAAGACATGGGATAATGTGGAAGTGAAGCCGGTAAGAGGTTCAAGAGTTAGAATTATCGGCATAGGAGATTAACATGGACAATTTAGATGTATTAAAAAAGTTAGCTCTACAGGTACGTAATGCGTCTGTGGCTGGTGAAAATACGGCTGAGAGAGTTGGACGAATTCTCTCAGGGATTATTGAATTATTAACACAGGATGATCTTGAAGAGCTTAAAAAAATATTTCTTCGTAAAGATGAAATAGATAGTACTAACTATTTATTAGGCTTATTGGGTGGTGCCGTAGTGGAAAATGGCCTTATAGTTCGTCTGCCTAAGCAAAACGCCCCGGCCGCACTGATGAGCTGTTTGCTTGAAGAGGATGAAGACACGCTTATCGAAGAGGATGAGGATGCTTTGATGGAGATTGCTCCGGAGGAAGCGACCGGAGACATGACTCTTGGAGGGTTGATGAATGTTACCCCTGCCGCTGATGAAGTGGATGACAACGAGGATTATGTTATCGTAAAGCTCAAAGGTGAGTCCGAATGGACACTGTTACCTGCAAGCAGCATCGGTGGCGGTGGATCAGGCGTACAGCGGAATGTACTCATACAAAATGACCTTGACAGCCGTAATATATCAGCCAGTAAGGGTGAGCCTTGTCTCTTGAAGTTCACATTTGTCAGCCAGGAACGTTACGGAATAGGCGGAGACTACGAGAATACCGGTGAACGTGGCTTGTGCGAGATTTCCATCAAGAATACTGTCAATGCCGAGTTTACCGTTGTCAAACAGATGTACATCCAATCCGGATACAGTAATACGGTGGATGTGGCAGAGTTCCTGTCTTCAGGTTCCAATCAGATCATGATAAAAGTAACCGGTGAAATTACGGAAATGACCACCTCCGCTTTTGTCTATACCGTACAGTTGACTTCGCTCTCCATCGCTGCCGATAACTTCCGCTGGTGGACGGCATTTACAGGGGAGAACATCACAATCCCGTTAAATATCGGCGGCAATATATCTAAGACACTATACGTTACCATCACAGGGCCGGGTTATAATAAAAGCTATGACGTCGCATTGGGTACGGCTGTATATACCGAGACAGCCTATAACTATCAGCTTGCGCATCCGGACAAGTCAGGTATATTCAATGTGTCCATGTATGTGGCCAATAGTGACGGTAGCATCCGGACACGCACCATCTCTTATAATATCATTTGTGCTGTTACCGGAGATGCTGTCAAGTTGATCGCTATCAATAATGTGCTGGAGAAAGCAACGAACTGGTCAGAGAATGCTTTGTTTGATTACGCGATGTATGACGGGAGTAATGCCATTACTTCGGCTCAGTTTACCGTTAAGAAGGACGGATCGCATGTTTATTCGTCTCTTGATGACCGTATATCTACTTCCGCGAAGCATACGTTTTCCCTGCCGCTGGAAATTGAGACGATTGATAATGCCGACTTTGATATCGCTGTGAGCGTGACGGATGGAGGCACGGAATTGACGTCTTCCATGACTATTCCCGTCAATAATTCATTGGGCTTTTCTTCTGTTGCCGGAGCGGTCTTCTATATGAATCCCCGTACCCGTTCTAATAACCAAAGTAACTACCAATCCGTAGTTAATGAGATGACCGGAGAAGCTATTCCGGCAACTTGGCAGGGAATGAACTGGGGCAATGACGGCTGGACGTCTGATGCGGATATGAATAATGTTCTCCGGGTGATGGCATCAGCGAGGGTTGATATCGGGTATAAGGTGTTTGCCAAAGAGTCAGCCCGTGCAGGTAAGACGGTAGAGATAGACTATAAGACGGATAATGTGACGGACTTTAACCATCCTGTTATCCGTATGTCTTCCGATGGTGATTCTTTCGTGGGTCTGCGTGTATTTCCGGATAATGTCATTATGTACACGAATGCGCTGAAGACTACCGATAACCAGAGTATCAACCTTTTTGAAGGCAAGCGCCTGCGGCTGACACTGGTTATCATGCCTGATGCGTATGGCAATCCGGATTTCAATCTTTGTATCATCTATGTGAATGGTGTGAAGAACCGTGAATTCACCTACAAGAACAATGACTACTTCGCCCAAAACAGTGATATCGTTATCGGCTCCGACTATGCGGATGTTGATATCTATGGGATTCGTGTCTACGATTCCGCATTGACTTCTGAAGCCGTACTCCGTAACTATATCAATTGGCAGGTGGACAATACGGAGAAAACCCGTATTCAGGAGGATAATGACGTGATGGATGCCAACGGTTCCGAGATTGATTTCGAGAATGTGAAGGATCAGTTTAACGTAATGGTGTTCGACAATACATTTCCATCACTGTTCAACCCTAACAAGATGAAGGGCGTTTTAGAGGTCTTTTTCTCTGACCATCCTGAATGGAATGTCTCCATATCGAATGTCGAGGCCAAAGGACAGGGTACTTCTTCCATGCGTTATTGGCGTTGGAATGTCCGGTACACGCTGGACAAGAAGCTGTCTATCGTCACGGCAGCCGACGGCTCCACGAGCACGGGCGGTTGGTCGATGGTTCCGGCATTGGCGAAGGCTACGAAGATCACGGCCAAGAAGAACTTTGCTTCATCCATGCACTCGCACAAGGTCGGTTCTGTCAATTCTGTGGATGACCTGTATCGGGCTATGGGATATCTCAATGAGGCGATGCAGACTGAAAAGTACGCCAACGCCCGTGTAGCGGTGTATCAGCTTCCGTTCGTGGCGTTCGAGAAAAGCATCAATGACGAGGGCAAGGAAGTCTATACTTTCAGGGGGCTGTACACGATGGGACCGGATAAGGGGGATAAGAATACCTTCGGTCATGACTCTGACTTGTTTCCCGGCTTGCTTTCTATCGAGGGTTCGGATAACTCTCCGTTGTGTACCCTTTTCCGTGTGCCCTGGAGTAGCCGGATGCAATATAATGAGGAAGAAGAGGCATTCCAGTATAATGGTGCCAATTCATGGGATTATGGTGCCGGTGAGTTGGCCAATATCAGTAAGTGGATTCCGGCATACAATATCGCCTATCAGTGTAGTAACCGGCTGAAGCCTTTTAACGGCACACTGGCGGAGCTGAATGCACAGGTGGCGACCTATCGTAATGAACCTTATGAATTCTGGATAGCGAAGGCCGGTGACGCTAACTTATATAATGTCTACTATTACGAGGCGTCTGATGGCCGGTTCATAGCCTCCGATATCGGAGATGGTACCATCAATCTGAAGACGCAACTCAGTGCGTACCTGGCTGATGACCTGAGTCCGTTCACTTCCGACCAGTTGAATGAACTGTTCATCAATGCCCGCATCCAGAAGTTCCGTGCTGAAGCTCCGCAATATTGGGATATTGATGACGCTATCCTGCACCGGAACTGGGTTGAATTCCATGCCGGTACGGATAACCGGGCAAAGAATACCTACCCGTATTGCTTCGGCAATGCCGGAAGCAAATGGAAATGGCGGTATGATGACCTTGATACCATCTTTGACACTGACAACCAGGGACAGGCGAAGAAAGGCTACTATGTAGAGTTCCATGATGCCTATGACAATGGCGGTTCGGTCTGGAACGGTGAGACATCCAATTTCTGGAATCTTCTTGACCTAGCTTTCCCGGATGAGGTTTGGGCGGGTATGCGTAAGATGATGGCGGCGATGGAAGAGCTTTCCGGGGTGAAATCGGGTACCGATTTTGATAAACTGTATGCGTATTTTCAGAAATATTATTTTGCGCAGGCTCAGGAATATTTCCCGCAGAATCTTTATAATGCTGATGCCAAGTTTACGTATGAGGAATCAAAGTTGGCATACGACAAAGACCAATATACCAATGATACTGACCCTATTACGCAGTCATTGGGCGACCACTATACTGCCGAACAGCGATGGATAACCAAGCGCATCCTGTACATGATGAGTAAGTATTCGTTCGGATTATTCTCCGCTGACGGTACCGACAATATCACGGTACGCGCTGCGGGCAATACAATTCAATATGAATTGACACCGGCAATGGATTTGTACCCTGCCATCGCGAATGGTACAAGTATCATTCGCGGCACTCGTACCAAGGCCGGTGAGGTTTGCCGGATGTTGATCGAGTTGTCCGGCTCCGGTGACCAGCAGAATACGATCCAGGGTGCCTCGTACTTGCAGGATATTGGCGACTGGCATGATAAGAATGTGACCGGTTCCATGATTATACAAGGTAGGATGCTTCGTGATATCCGTCTGGGGCACGCTACTGAGCCTATTGTCATCTCTATTACGGCATTGACGCTTTCCAACTGTGTGAGCCTTCAACGACTTATCCTGTCCCGTATTTCGACATTGACAGGTACGCTCAGCCTGCTTTCCTGTACACATCTGAAGGAAATATATGCCGGTGGCACTTCCCTGACGCAGATTGTATTGCCGAAGGGCGGTGGATTGGAAACCATTGAATACAGTGAATACAATCAATACATCACCTTGCAGAATTATCCATTGCTGAAGAGCGAAGGCGTATTGATGGACTATTGCAAGGAGAAGGTGACGGACTTTCTGGTAGAGAATTGCCCGCTTCTGAAGCCGATGGAACTGCTGTCTGCCATTATTGAGGCGCAGCAATCACAAGGCACTAACCATGTGTTGAAGCACATTCGTGCGGTAGGCTTTGAAGAGGAGTATTACACTGCTGATGCACTTGATATGCTTGCAAATTTGGCAGACGGTACCTATGAAGGTTTGTCTGCTGAAGGGCTTGCCGGAGAGGAGCCAATTCCGGTGTTGGATGGTAAGATTACAGTACACTCAAAGTACTATCAG